TGTCGACTCTCTTCTCACAATTTCACCATCATTTCCTCCTTCCCCCTTCCTCCCTCCCTCTTTCAAAGATGCAGACGCCCGTGAGAGAATACAAAGAACCGAAACTACCCATGCACAATCGCAGAAAGCAGAGAAAAAGTCTTGTTTCTGTCCCCGTTGTACCTCTTCCTATGGACTTCAGTCCTCATGATGCTCAAAGCGAACATGACATGGTGCAACGGGTGCTTGAAGCTCAGAGCTATGATGGTTGCTCCTTAGTGCATCCTTCTTTTGAAGAGGATGAAGACTCGAGGGTAGTCGTTGAAGAATGTTTTGCTTCCAAGAAGAATAGTTCTTAGATGGATTTATATTTATATCTTATCGACTTATTGCTTCTCAAATACAGTAATTATAATCATAAAGCGATTTAAGCATAATTTAGTTATTGGTTATTATCTCTTCCTGCACCACTACGAATATTCTCTTTATTTGACCGCTCTTGGTGATAGTCTAATGAGTTAAAGTATTTTATCTACACTAACCTTTCAGAAGAATACGACTTTCAAATATGAGCTCCAGAGGAAACATTTTTAGATAGTCTACGTAATATCATTTGTAGAGATTCTTTATTTTTCTATAACCATAGGAGTTAAACGACAAATTGCAAGGTGGACATAGCAATCTATATTGTACTTTTTCGTCATGAAATGCTACCCATCTCTCTGCTAGTTCCTTATCACTAAACACATACAGGTTATTTTCTTCGCAAACTTCTATTTCTGAAAATGAGATAGAAAGAAATGATAAGAAGTCATCTAATATTTTCTGGAATGGTATTTCAAAATGATCTACATGAAGTTTGTTATTACTTTTGCAGTTAGCACATATTGCCGTGAAATTATCCTCTTTGCCTAAGTGAGACGTTGATTCTAAGAAGAATGATCTCTTTTTAGTGGAAGAGACAGAATCGCGAAAGGCACGAAGAATTCTATCTCGATTATTATTTTGTTTCGAATATTTTCCAAATAACGCTTTCAAACAATATTTATAGGACACATCTTGTTCATTTTCTTCGTCAACGTTTTTTATGTACAAAGACCTCTTTCTATAGGGGTCCCTGATTTTTACGATAAGATATTCTATTTGTTTGACCTTTTCTGTGTTTGGATGTTGCCTCAAAAGCAATTCAAGTTCGTCGTTTCTGAATCGTTCATCTAGCACTTGAGTATTAATGATGTGTGTTATATATTTTGTTCCATTTGTGACGTTCCTAAATTTTATTTTTATACTATCAATGGATACCATTACCACTAAATCACTATTAAGCTAAATATCAACGATCACTACTGTTTTTATACTCCTTCTTCTTAAAATCTTGAAATGGTATATACTACATATAGACGAGAATACCACAAGTGCAGCGAGGAATTCAAAAACTCAAAACTTTAGACGTAAAAGAAAGAGAAGAAACCATTGGATCGTCCATTTATCGGTTTATTTTCCTTCACTTTCTTCTTCTATCGTTTTAAGATTCTGAATGTGTAGCATACGTGAAAAAACGAAATTTTAATTTCTAAGGTTATGATGTAAAAAAACGTGGAAAAATATGTTTATTCATCCTAGATATCTCTTGATTTTGTGTATTCTGGCTATTCTGCTTGTAGTCGTCTTTCTCGGAAGAATAGCGAGTTTTGAAGAAGACTACGTAGACACGAGCAATAAGTTCTTGTCCAATCAGTACTACCAGTTGTTGGGTGTCTCCGTCCCGAACGATTGTGTGGCAGTATCATCGGCATACAGTCCAGCTTTTTATTTGGGCGAGTACAATATGCCGCCTTGGAACGTCAACGACTCACATTTCAGCAACGTTTATTGGATATGGAACACGGCGAATGCAAAAAAAGACGCGCCAACAAACATCTTCATATGGTTCTATCAAGTTTTCTATTCCCCTCAAGTTTTTACAGCTGACTTGTATGCTGCGACAGACGATATAGGATGTTTCTATTTGAACGACACTTATTCAGAGATAGATATTTCAGGCGGATATCCTGGCACAAATACCGGTGCGTTGAGATTGCAAAACGTAAATATCAAACAAGGGTTTAATTATGTGAGAGTCTGTGCGTACAATTTAGGAGGTCGTGCTGGACTCATTCTCGCTCTTAAACCTTCTTTGTACAACGCTCCCTTTATGAGAATGGTGTATACGAGCTCCAGTTGGATGACGTCGACTTCTTCTTCCTACAAACAAGGTGGAAACGTCCCTTCTGGAGCAATGTTCATTTACGTCGCTGTCGACATAGGCAACCGACTTGTCGTTAAGAAAGACAAGGAAGGTGTATGGACCCGAATACCTACAGATACGCGCAGTGATTTGATTTTTGTGACGACAGGTCTTGACGCTCGTACGATTATCGCAGTGACGACAGGGAACAGAATCATTACGAAACCCAGTTGGATCGCTCCTACGTGGACCTCCGTTCCAGGCGATTGCTGCGTAACTTCGTTGGCTATCTCTGCCTTTGGTCGCGTGTATGCATCAGGAACAGATAACCGGCTTTACACGAAGTCAGGTTTGAACAGTACCGACTGGACACAGCTAACCACACTTACTACCTCTGGACTCGTTTATTCGGTTGCGATCGATGTAAATGATACGTTGTACATGATCGGGTCAGGGAATACCTTGTGGAGTCAAGCCGACAGTCACAATCTTGAACAGTTTCAAAAATTTGGCTGCCAGTACTGTGGGGATATATCCTGCTGCGTGAAATCCATGGGAATTCGCGCAGATGGTTATTCTCTCGCAGTGAAAACGGATGGTCAGCTGTATGAACCAAATACGACCTTCAAAGATATGATAAACTCTGGCTGGAGACCGAATGCCCTAGGAAACAGCGGGCCCGTTCTCTCTGTATGCATGCCTATTTCATACGGAGAATCTTTTCCGACTCCTCCCGTTTCGGCTGTTGCAACAATTCAAACTGCGTCTTCCACTACAACTGCGGCTGCATCTACATCTGCTGCGTCTTTCACTACAGCTGCGGCTGCATCTACATCTGCTGCGGCTTCCACTACAACTGCGGCTGCATCTACATCTGCGACCGCTCTTACGACGTCTTCCTACAGCCCTTCTTACATTCTTGGAAAATGGAACATGGGTCCGTGGCAACTCTCTCGTGCTTCTTACCAATCTTCTCCAATGTTGGAGAACTCGTTCTGGATTTGGAATTCTCCAAGTGCTGCCTCCAACGCTCCAGCGAATCAGTACATCTGGTTTTATCACGTATTTTGGAATAGTTCAGAAGCTAATGTTACAGGTGTTAGTTTTAACGCTTGCGTCGATAACGTCGGGTTTCTGTACATCAACGACGATACGGTTGGCCAAGCTATCGACGGGGGCTGGCCGAATCGTTTCTCGAGAACATACCCCAGAGGATATACTCTGAAACGCGGTTTCAACTACATCAGAGTTTGTGCATACAACACTGGCGGCCCTGCTGGACTCTATGTGAATTTCGGTTATATTGGAACGAATTACAGTTGGTTGACGACAACAACTCCTATTTTTAAGGAAAGCCCGATGCCTCCGCCAAGTGCCTCTTTCGTTTATCTCGCAGTCGGAACAGATAACCGTTTGTATTATAAAAAAAGTATCAATGATGGCAATTGGAGACGCGTATCTTCGGACCCGCGAAGCGATTTGATATCGGTGAGCACGTCTTACGACGGAAGAATGATTATCGGCGTCACAACAAAAAAGAAAATGATCATAAAAGCTTCATGGACTTCCCCATTATGGTTTCCAGTCTCAGGAGACTGTTGTGTCTTATCTGTGGTGATGTCGCCTTTGGGGCGGGTGTTCGCAGTCGGAACCGACAATAAAATATGGACAAAGAGCGGTCTTCTCGACACAGATTGGACACAAGTCGCGAGTCAGGAGTGGTGCGGTTCATTGGCGTACAATCGATCCGATAATACCATTTACGTCGCAGGATCAGACAGCAAGATTTATAAGAAAAGTGTTGCAATAACGACTACAACAACCACGACCCCAGGATATACAAGAACCTATTATACAGGAAAAGGAGGAAGGAGACAGAGAAGATATAGTTATGTACCCGAACAAACAACTATAAAATACCCGGACGGCACCGATTTGCGAGGAAAGAACTGGACCATGGTAGGAAATTCTTCTTGTTGCGTTAAATCTCTTAGTTTTCATTTGAACGACCAAGTATTTTGTGTCGGAACGGATAATCAGGTTTATTCTTTGGAGAACGCTTCAGAAATAGGTGTAAAGAGATGGAATGGACCCATTGCGAGAGGCAGCATAAGAATATTGACTCTTTGTGTTGCTATATCTTACGGAGATTTGAGTTTATGAAGACTCGTGTGTAAGAAAGACTCGTGTGCAGTCATGATTAAAAAAAATGAAGAAATTGAAAAGATCAGATAATGTAGAGATGTCACGAGGGACCATAATCGACGAATTCAATTTCTTTCTTCCTTCTTCAAGACCCTCTTTGCATGCGTAAAACCATTAAATCTAATTCCCACGAAGGCGACGCTCTTACTCAAGAGAAGATTTCCATCTCAAATGTCTCAAATGTCTCAACCAATGAGCAGGAGAAGCTATTGTCGAGTAAGCACCCGAAGCTATCCTCTGCAAAGGCCGACCATCAATCGCTTTGTTTGAGTCCAAGCGACCAACAAACCTTTGAATCTGCGAAACCTTTTTGTTTCAAGAACATTCACCACTTCGCGACTCCTTCGCAACTCCTCTTTGCTGACATCTTCCTCTGTCTCAGCGTGATCTTCGTCGTCGTGTTCTCCGTCATCTACACTGTCCCTCTGATTAAACAAAGTCCTGCAAAACTCACGGAGTTCTACCATGCGCTCAAGACGGGTAAGTACCATTTTGAATGTGCGTTTGGGGGATCTGCGATTCAAATGGCCGAGTGTCAGATCTACAACGGATGCAACGTGGCTCTCTTGTTTCTCCTCACCTCTATCTTGGAGTACACTTCCATGATCTTCAAATCCTCCAACATTGTGGAAACCGTTGGTCGTGCTTCCGGACTGTACTTCATGACGATGACGCTCATACGCCAGATTCCACTCGCATTCGTCTTTCGTCATCTTCATCTGTTTCTCTTTTATATCCGGCAGATCATCGTCTTCATCACTGTTCGCATTTCCATCTCCTCCCATGTCTAGCGGATTTGCGACAACATAAAAATATTTCAAAGAAAGAAAAGTAAGAAGACGTATTTTTTTTCCTTTCGCCTGCACGAACCGTTCTCGCTTTGATGATTTCAGTTGACGGGTTTGAGTTCACCACTCCCCACAGTTCGGGTGGGTTTTCCAAGATTTACATTGATACGAGCAGAAAAGTTGTATTAAAACGCAGCAACGACGCCGCCAGTCGCGAATGTCTAGTGAACGAAATTCGAATCTACCTACATCTGCAGCAGCATGGTTGCAACTGTGTGCCAAAATTGCTCTTTTACGAAAAGAAAGAGAACCCTTACTTGATTCTTGAGATTCTTGGTCCAAGTTTAGATCTTGTTTTCGATTCATGTCTGGGCAAATGGAGTTATTCCACTATGCACTTTGTAGCTCTCTCCGTTCTCGTGATCATCAAACAGATTCATTCGCGTTCTGTGGTGCACGGCGATATCAAACCCGACAACTTTGCGACTAAATCCAAAAAAATTGTTGCACTTGATTTTGGATTGTCCTTCTTCTATGAGGATCCGCTCACCAAGAAACACAATCAATACCATGAGTCTCAATCTTGTCTAATAGGCACGTTGCGCTACGCGAGTTTGTCGAATCATTTTGGAATCTGCTACTCGCGAAGAGACGACATCGAGAGTTTTCTCTACATGATGCTGTATTTCAATTATGCACATGTTCCGTGGCAACATCTTGAAGACCATTCTGAAATTCGAGAATGCAAAGAAAAATTAGGTCCGTCGATGTTCGAAAATATGGGACCAATGTGGAAAGAGTTCTACAGCACAGTTCGCAATCTGACCTTTGAAGAAACCATCGATTATGATATGTGGATCGAGCTCATGGGAAGAGAATGCGTGGAAGGGGATCACAACGCGTTGTACCCGACGGCGAAAGAAGCGCTACCGCTACCGGTACCAGTGCAGGTACCAGTGCAAGTACCTTCTAGTATACAAAAGGCAACTGATAAAGTATCGACGACCCCGAAAATGAGCAACGGAGCAGCAGAGGCAGAAACACAAGTACTAGCAGTCAAATCTCCGTTCAATGAGCCGCGCACAATCTTTTCGACAAAGAGTAACACAATGAGAAGACGTAAAACCATTAATTCATTGATAATTAAAGACAGTGTGTATTGAATTTACCACGTCTCATAGACACAACTCAAAACGTGCGCGCTCCCGGAACCGACGAAACAGAAAAAACATGGCTTCAGTATCTCCCAATAACGCAGTCTTTGTGGACATGATACGCAGTTTTGTCTCTCTTGATTCGCAAATTATACGACAAAATGAACTGCTTCAAAATCTTCGACAGAAGAAGCATACGATGGAAGCTGAGATCGTACACCAGATGAAGAACTCCAAGATGCAAGATACTAGGATCGTCATTAGCGATGGCGACCTGCGAATTGCACGGTCGACGCAATATGAAAACATAAGTTTAGCTTTTCTTGAATCTTGTTTGAAAGAATTTTTTAAAGAAAATGCTCAATCAGCCGATGATTGTTTTAAATATATAAAATCAAAACGCAAGTTGACATCCAAAGAGATACTACGGCGCACCTACAAGTGAAGACAAATATGACGGAAGTGCAAAGTTTTTTTTTATCTCCCTTCTTGTACTAATACAAAAAAAGAAATAGTTCGTTGCGGGAAAAATAATAATCACCATATGATTTCTGATTTTGCTGTCTTTATTCTACTCATCTTGATCGCGGTCTTTGCTTTTCATGTTTACCATATCTTTCAAAGACGTCCCAAGAGCAGAAAATGCGGATTACGAATTTCCCCGGAGGATGGAAATCTCGATTGTGGTGAAGAAGAGGAAGCGATCAGTATGGAAGAAGAATCTGTGAATGTGAGCGTGAATCCAACTCTTCCTTACTCGGTGCAACCGACGAATATTCCCGTATCTTGTTACGGAGAATCGGTGGAGAACAAATACGACGGATTCAAGGACCGTTGTATTCCTTTCCTCGCTCCTGTGGCTGAAAACGACGCAAGTCCTGATATCTTGGGTCTCGAGGGTAATTCAACCGCTTATCACAGTTATTTCACCTATGATCATAGTCACGATTTGGACTCTTCTCTGCGCTTTAGATCGTAGAGTAGATGCGTCTAAAAATTAATTTCGATTCAGATAGAGTAAATATCGCAAGGTGAAAGAGAGAAAGTGGAGCAGAGAGAGGTCAATATGGATTCTTCTTCATGTCCACCTGGCGTGCTATGTGTTTCTTTTTCTCTGGTCGTCTTCTTCCTGGTGCTGGCAAGTATGGTTCTGTATTTCGTCATTGCGAAGAGACGTGAACTTCAAGAGCCTACTTCATCAACACCAAGTCCATCGAAATCCAGATCATTATCCAAGAGAGTCTCAAACTCGAACTCAAACTCAAATTCACAGCACTCTCTTCGAATTGAAATTGTCGCTCCACCCTATTCCTCAGACGTCTCCCAAGTGCAGAAGACAGAGCTTCTTCGTGCAGTGGGGAGAGAGATTAATTTTCCGACACGAGGACCGCCACCGGAGCTAACACAAATTGGAATTCTTACCAATGAGACTTCGTCGCTTATTCTACCTCTTTTTGGTAGACAGACGTATAATGGTTCGAGTATGTGGAACTACTTCACCAGCACGGACAAATTCCAGACGATTCGTCTTCCTGTTCATTTTAAAAAACGCAACTGCACAAATGATCAGTGCGACCAAACCTACGACGACGATCGCGTTCATGTTCCAGCATACGGATCGGAGGAGTTTAAAGTCACTTTGTATAATCTAGACGCTCCTAGATACATTCCTTTTGTTTACTGATGATGATGATGATGATGATAAAGAAAGAGAAGAGGGTTATACTACTCTACTGTACTACTGTAACAATTTATGAATCTTCATAGAGCTCTTCAATGAGTCGAGACGACGATGATGGCACTTTTCGTGCATCGGGAGAGGAGTTGTCATAGGACAAGTAGAAGTTTCGAAGTCTCTCTGCCTGCATACGTTTCGTCTTCTCGTATTCGTCCTCTGGGAAATAAGCAGTTTTGTATTCTTTGGATAATTTTTTCGCTGCTTCTTTGATCTCAGATTCGTTGTGCTCAGAGGCGTTTATGTGTAAACTACGAAGCTTCCTCTCTAAATCTTTCATACCTTTCATCTGTACGTGATGAATCGAGTCTTCAAGATCTTCTAATTCATCGACTTTATGCCCATACTGTTTGAGAAAATCTTTCTGCATTTTCCGGATGATATCGACGATCTGTCTCGCGTATTCACGTTTGGCGGAATCCAATTCATTGGTAATATCGTTCGCTTTCTCTCTAGCCCGCATGAACTGTTCCTGTGCAGTGACATTTACATTGTTTCTTATAGATATGGTACCATCGTTGTTTTGCTGCATTTTTCTTTCTAAAAAAAATATTCTTAATTTTACTTGCCTTGATAAAGAATTTTTGTGGAAATTGTACGCAGAGAGTAAGTAGCGATTTCCACTTAGATCCAGAATGTGGTTCTTCTCAGAGTTCCTGACTTTTTCGTGATTTCGGGTCTTCTCTTCTTACTTCCCGACCTGTTTTCCTGGGATTTACATTCTGCAAACGCTTTCTCTTTCTCTTTCTCTTCTTTCTTCTTTTGCGAAGCAGATACAACTTTCAAATGAACCTGTTTTTCGAAGTCTTTTAGCATTTTCGTTGCTTCGATAGGATAATCTGTGCTTGTGTTGGCCGCCACATTTTCCTCTTTCTCTCCGCCTTCCGCTCCCACCCCTTCCGCAATTGCTGCCGTTTGGAAAGAAGCTCCTTCTGTTGTTCTTGCTCCCTCTCTCGACTTTGCAAGTTGCGAGTCTTCCAATGGTAACATTTGCTTCTTCAACTTCATGAAGAACTCTACGAACTCGTCCCAGAAATTTTGATGCTCGACGTTGATGACGCCTTGTTTTTCGGCATACGATTCGATGAAGACAAATAGCTTGCAATAGCATTTTTCTTCTTCGTTGTCAAAAAGATGCTCCTTCATCCATTCGACGATCTTTTTATTGCTCATGAGCGCGAGGACGAGTTTAGGGTATTCTGTGTTGACGAGAAGCCCGAATTTGCATACATGCATCAGAATTTGCTTTGGATATCGATTGAAGTTGAAATCTCCTGGATGGAAAGTAGTAGGATGCGCAAAAACCTCGGTTTGATCAGAGTGTTTCTCGGAAATCATAAAAGGGGAATTCTTCTGCTTGTTTTCACTTGTTCTTTGTTGAATCGTCACATTTTTTCGACGACACAAGAACGCGGCTTCGGTTCATCTTAAAAAAAATGTACTGATGTATATTATACAAATTCCATTTTGCGAGATTCGTTAATTTTTCGAAAAAGACAAAGAATATGTTTGAGAAAATGGACTGGAAGTTTGTGGTTATCGTTGTCGTTCTTATCCTCCTCGTCGCTGCACTGGTTTATGCCTACCAACTAGAAGATACTTCCAAGCATGAGTCTTTCTTGAGCGCCAATGCAGAAATGAAAGATTATTTCCCACAAGGAACGCTCGTTTTACCTGGTGACAATGCATTTGCACCAAAATCGAGCATGACTTCTGAATTACTCAAGAATTCGGAAGAAGAACCTGTCCCTGGTTCAGATAGCGTTGTCAATGAAAGCAAAGCACCGTACACTTCGGATCAGAGTGCTTTTGATAATTACTACTCAAACTTAAACGGAGGTAATCTCCCAAGTGATCTGTACGCTTCCAACCAGCTCACCGCTGCGGATCTTCTCCCTAAAGATAAAAACTCTGCATGGGCGAAGATGAACCCTGACGGCCAAGGAGATCTCGCGGACAAGAATTTCCTCGAGGCAGGGTACCACGTGGGAATCAATACCGTTGGACAGAGTCTGCGTAACGCAAACTACCAGCTGCGCTCGGACCCTCCTAATCCTCAGGAAAAAGTCAGCCCCTGGATGCAAACCACCATTGAACCAGATACGAGCCGTAGACGTTTTGAAATCGGATCTGCGTAGAATGAAAAGAAGAATAGGAGGGAGATTTAGGTCATTTTTCGTTGATTCATATGTCGCAGAAAAGAAAAATATTTGCTACAAGGCTATGATTTGTTATCTTTCTTTTTGTAAAACTTTTGTACAAATATTTTGTTTGAATTTGCGTGACCTCGCTAGTAAGAAAACCCTTTGCTACCAAAGAGCATATAAAATTGACCACAAGTATAGAGTCATCTCTGAGTTCTGCTTAAAGAAGGGTAACCTTTTGACATCAGATTTTTACAAAAGAAGAGCGTAAACAACAACACCTTCAAGCTGATAATAGCTATTTCTCATGGTTAAGGGTTGATAAGGAATTGACGAATTATATACGGTAAGTAAAAATCATTAAAAATATATATTTTCATCGCCTCACATCACAGTGACAAAAGAGGAGAGCGAAAATAAGAAGAAATGCAAAGTATCATAGATATATCCAAGAGAAGTTTTACCATTGTCTACAAGACTTACAAAGGAGACATCGAGTGGTTCAAATATTCTCTCATGTCCTTGCAAAATTACCTCAATCATTCGAATCTCTCTGAGATTCTTATTTATTCTCACGACGAAGCCGTCTCGGAGGTCTTTTCGCTCACGAAGTCTTTGGAGCTGGACAAGTACGTAAACTACCGAATTCTACCTATTGTGTACGATTTTCACGGATACATCAAGCAAATGACGGTGAAGTGCAACGCTTTCAGAGACTGTTCCTCCGATTATCTGGTCATTCTTGATTGTGACACCATTTTAAAAGAGCCGCTGAATCTGAGTACCTTGATAGATCCAGAATCAGGAAAGATTCACTGGTTTTTCATGTCGAAAGATGATGATCCAGATTCAGTAGTATGGACAGTGTGGAAAAAAGCGTTTGAGGACATGACCTTAGTAGCGCAAGACAAGCACTATATGGCGAATGGATTTCCTTTTGTGTTGTCAAAGAGGAGTATGATAGAAGCGGAATCTCATTTTACCACTCTGCACGGCTGCTCCTACGACGAATTTTGTCTCAACAGATGCAACAAGTTTGGCATCGCAGTGCACGAAAAGATTCGAGATGTGTTCGTCCGACTCGCTGTTGTCTTTGAGGAATTCGAGTATCTCGGCTATTTCTGCGAGCGGTTCTCGGACGACTACATTTTTGCGAAAACGTCAAATCGCACAATTCCGCACTCGTTCACGCAACATTGGTCTCATGGCGGTCTTTCAAACGACATCAGAAGAGAACTACACAAGATGCTGCAGATCGGTGAATGAGAACACGGACTTTCTTTCTCTCTGAGCAAGTTCCAAGTGATCTTTGTGTTTCGTTT